GCCGGATTTCATAGGTAAGTAACCTTTTGATTTTGAGGAATGTTCAATCATGGTATAATTCCTTAGAATTTAATAAAGTTTTTATCATATTTCCACCTCTACTCGCCATAAAGATGAAATCCACCAATCAGCATTACTACCAACTATATCACCACCTGTTGCCTGTATACTTAAACCACATACTTTCTCAGCTTCTACGGTAGGAGCATTGTCAAAGTCAGATTCATTTAATTTAAAAGTTGTATGATTAACTAAAGCACCAACTGATGAAACATCGTAAACAGCAGTTGCAATAACATCTTCTGTCTGATTTCCATCATCTTGTTTTTCAACAGTAACTGTAACATCAGCAGATGCTGTTAAGTTATCAGTCCTAATTAATATTTTATGTAAGGTCATTTTAAAAGGAGTTAGAAAACCTGCGGAGTGATCGTCCATAGAAGACTCTTCAGCCTCAAAAGAATCAGTTGCAAACCAAGGTATGTAATGTTTAGATGTCGCTATATCGTCTTCAAAATTATGCATAAATACACGATAATCTATAAATTTATGTGAATACTTTAATGTATTAGCGGTTAACGTTCTATCTACATATTGATCGCCATTGTTAGACATATATGATTTCCATAGCTGTCCAAACTTTTTTCTATATATTGCTAACTGACTATTTGATTTTTTTTCAATAGCAATCTGTCCTTCTACCATGCCATTTAAAGATGGCTTACCTTGAAACTCTACAGAGGCTTGTTTTGTGTTTTGGATTCTTCTAGTATCTCTATCCATTAGGTAACATTTTTGTTTCTAATGTATCTGTATTCAATGTTAATGTCATTAAACTCATACACTCCAGATGTGGTAGCCGCAAACTGTATCTGTAGGCTTTGACATTCTATAGTAGAAGCTGGAGTTAATGTTACCACGTCCCATGCACCACTGGTATCTGCTAAATTACCTGTAAATGTACCACCGCCACCAGTAGAAAAATTTTGCTTACCATCAATAGCATATTTAAAAGGAGTTGTTACAGAGCCATTAGATTTGTAAGTAACAATAACTTTGTATACTTTTTTAATAATACCGGGCTCACCAAAATCTATATCTCTTGTAATAAATACTTGATGTGCATTTGCGAGACTAATAGGCAAAAACTTTTTAAAGGTAGTGGTAGTGTGTGATGCATTGTTGTTGGTAGCTACAATTAAATTATTGTTCCAATCCGTAGAAAAATTGCTAAACAGATGACTGTCTGTAAAAATAAGATCGTGAAATACCCACCCATCTGAATCAAAATCATATATCCAACCTTCATCCGAGTCATCAGAAGAATCGTTGGGGCTTCTCATAATAACCAATGAGTTGCTAATACTATCGTAACCAATCATAGGGTCTTTTACGTTTGCTGTACCACGATACCATGCGTTCCATGTTTTATCTGCACCCGTTCCAAGAAAAGAAGCTTTGCTAACCGCTAACTTATCTTTAATAAGGTTTGTAACTTTCTCACCGTCATATATGTAACATCCATCTTCCGCAACCCAAGCTATACCATATTTTGTTTTTGTTACGCTAAAATTTTTATTTACACCAGAGTATTTTATTGTTTCTTCTAAATACCAACCTGCTGGGCTAGGGCTTGCTATATTGATGATATGAACGAGATTATGCTTAAAGGCTACTAACCTATCAGCATAAGCTTGTAAGGCTGTGTATACCCCATAGTCGCCCTTAGAAACGTCTATAAAATTATGTGGCAGTATCGTATCAAACTTATTGATTTCACTATACATAATCCTGTCACCAAAAGTTTCTAGCTCCCCAGAGGCACCAATAACCCTTACGTTTCCTATAAACGTTCTTCGATTTTCTACAATAGAAGCTTGATACGATTCCCCTGCACCACCTAATGATACATATTTTACGTCTGGTGAAAATCCATTTGTTGTTGTGTACGTATCTAAATTTGGCTTACTTGCGTTTCCTGTGGCATCTGCAACCACACAAAAACCTTTGTCAACAGCAGTAGCATTTTCTGTCCAAGCTACGTGATCTCCATCTATAGTGGTTCGTACACCCTTTACAATATCTATATCTGCAAGCAAAGCCAACTCATTATCTGTATTAGCTTCTCTAATGTATATTCTTCCACCAGATATTCTACCGGGATATGCAACGTCAGCATACACAGAAACTCTCATAGACTTACCTGCTGTTTGTGAATGAGTAAATGCCGCTATAGTAGCCGCACCGTTCCCCATTCTAACAGGCACTGATTCTTGATTGCCATCATATAAAAAACTTTGATAAAATTCATACGTCAACCCTTCCCAATCACCATCCGCTGTACCATTGCTAACACCAATATTAAAACCTACACCTCTTCTTAATATAGGAGTTTCGTTATCTGAGTAACTGTCTGACCCTACACCACCATAATTTCTTTCGTATTGAACATTAGCCGCTAACCCAGCCGCAGGCTTTGTACAAAATAATATTTCCGTTGGTCTAGCATCATAATCTGTGTTAATCGTTATTAATTCACCTGCAAAATTTTGATCTAAGACATCATTAGTTCCATCGTCAAAAACAAAAGAGTTAGAAGTTGCGTTTACAGAGCCATCTAATAATAAAGCAGTGTCACTTGCATTTCTTAGCTTTCTAGCCACTCCTCTTGATTTATTACTAGCCTCAAGAAAGTATGCACCTGCTGTGTCAGCCGCATGAGTTGTGTGACCAAAGGCTATTGTAAGGTTAGCACTGTTTGTTTCTGGCGATCTTAGTACGCTAGAGTGCTCTTGCCACTCTGCAAAAGTCAAACCTAAATTGTGATTAAATTGATTTCTTTGTATATACCCAAACCATTTTATGATGCTTGTGTTAGTAGTTTCTGTATCGCATACTCGTAAAACCTCATCTACAAAATGATATATGTATTTAGCACCATTTATACCTGCTAGCGTTGGGTTTATTTTTCTGTTAGTCCAACCATTACCCGTTTGGGTGTAATCTGTAGTGGCATTATTAGACCAAACATCTATACCAGCCGCATTTGCACTTGTACCTCTTTTTCCCAATGCACACATTTTATCACCGGTAGATCGAATGACTCGATGGTAGGATTAACAGCAGTATCGTCTTCATTAGTAATGCCAGTTCCTTTTAGTACATAGTATACATCTCTATCACCAAAGGTTAAGGTTGTTCCTCCAGAAACATTCGATAATGTTGCCTCTGATATTTCAAAAGTAGCAGGATCACTTGTTTGAGTCACGGAAGCAACAACTGTTCCAGCTTTTATATTAGTTCCACTTACAGAAAGGCCAGCAGTTATGTTTGTATTGGCCCCATCCATTATAATTGTTGTCGTTGGGGTAGGTAATGCAGTAGACCTCGTATTGTCTGTAAATGTACTACCTAAACCAGAACCACTATTTAAGTTGTCCACCACCTGAGCAACTAAAAAAATACCATTGTTTTCTTCCGTACCTGTAATCTTTACTAGATCACCAACCTTAATTAAGCTACTGGTAAATATAGTACTTATGGTAGAGGTTGCACCACCTACTAGCTTTAGATATGAAGTTGAAGGTATTGGCATTTACAGGCCACTTCCTTGCTCCGGTGCTTGGGTATTCCCGTCTGGATTTGTAGACACCTGAACAAAAGCTATGTTACCGTCACTCGTACCAACAGTTAATGCTGTACCGCTTTTGGTTTCCGTTATAGTTTGATCTGCATCTTTACTATGATCTGATTCAAAGTAAAACAAACCGAAGCCACCTAAAACTGTGCTATTTGCAGATGGAATATATTGAGTTAAGTTTGTAGAACCATCGGAGTCTTCAATGTGATTATATAACCCACCAGCAGTTTTTATTTTTCCTAAAGCATCAATAGACATATTCTTAATAAATGGGTATTGCCTGTCTGGCAAGTCTCTAGGGTCTTTACGGTTATTCATACCACCAGACCAGTCATTTATTTTGTATATCTGCTTAGGCATTACTTACCTTTAAATACACCTTCTAACATGTCTGTCATTACATCAACCAACTTCTCAAAAAGCTCTTGTTCTTTTTCTTCGTTGATCCAAGGTATATTTACCTTCTCGTTAATTTTTGTTGCTAAATTTTTTGTAAACTCATCCGATGCTAAATGCTTTAACGCTTCTTCCTGCATTTTGTCTGCCTGCTCCTCAGCAAGCTTTACTAACATTGACTTAATATCCATTTAATCTTCCTTTATTTTCTTAGTTTTTAAATACAAATAATAAATTTGCACTGCAAACATTATACACATAAGAACACCAGACAATAAATCTGTCCAGTATACAACGCCTAAGCTCGTGCTCAGTCCAGTTACTTTTAAACTATCCATTAGTTTTTACCGTTTATCCTGCTTAGTGAACCATCTATTCTAGAGACTTGATTGTCTAAGTCATTTATCTCTTTTGTTAAAGCATCGAACTTGCGATCTAGTTTATCGTCTGATTGATTCCATCTGTTAATGAGCTTTATAATCATTCCCTCCATATTCTGTAATGTTTCTGACTGGCCTTTGTTTTCAATTTTTAAATTTTCCAACTGTTCTTGTTGTCTTGCACTTTTATTTGATAATGATATGACTAAATATACGAACATAGCACCAACCACTCCTATCATTCCTGCTTCACCGTATATTGCTAAAAAATCCATTATTTCTTTTTTCTTTTACCCCAGCTTAAAGGATTAATATTAAACTCTTTTTCGTAAAAAGCTACTTTCTCTGCCAACTCTTCTCGCTCAGCCCTTTCCTCCATGATATGTTTACTAAGCAAATCCCCAATTTGTTCATTTGCAACAAGAACATTATCTTCAAGTTTTGCAATCCTAGTTTCAATTTGCCAATAACCATATACCAACATTCCGATAAGGACTGCAATCTGACCCAACCATTTAAGGTTAATACTAACAATGGCATTATCGTCAAGAATAGCAGTCCTATAACTTCTAGCGGTATCTGGCTTCGCACTCACTTTACCTCGACTTTTTCCCAATCATTATGTAGATAGCACCAATTAGTATAATCAGACAAACGACCATAGAACAAATGTGTAATAGAGTCAGCATCAACTATCTCTACAAACACTGTATTCGTAAATTTTTCCTCTTCTCCTATTGGTATGTTTGCTACTACCCACCCCTGATTTGTGCAACTGTGAATTAGAAACATACTTAACAGGAAGGTCGTAAGACGTATTAGTGTTTTCATAGAGTACGATAAAATCTCCGTTACTTAGTTTCTTGACCTGATTCTTCACTTTGCTTGTCCACGCTAGCCTGCAACGCATCTACAAAAGCCTGTTTACCAAACCTTAATTGTTGAAGATTAAACTCAGAAGATTGTATCTTTCTTTCTAAATCTGCAACATGATTAATCATTACTTTCTGCTCGTCAGATAGTTCTGATTCTTTATACTCCTTATCAAAAAGAGTAATTACGTTTTCTTTAGGCATTTCTTTTTCTTTTTTTGCCATTAGTAACTCCTTGTTTTGTTAATTAAAGTTTTTTATAGTCAGCTATAGCCGCTTTTAATCCATCAGATTGTGCTTTTGCTCTTGCCATATCAGCATCATATCTTGCTTTTTCAGATTCTAATTCTGATAGAGAATACTGCCTTTCTTGATCTGGTAATGCTTCGCCACTTTCAGCATCCCATCTCTTTTGCACTAAAGCAATGTATGATTCTTTCTTCTCTTCTACTGCTTGACGTACAACTTTGCCATCTTCATCTTTTACTTCTGATACAGCTTCTTGCACTACTCTTTCTTTGCTTTTAAAATCGGCTGTCTTGCCTTTCTTATCAGCATATTTTGCCCAATTCATTTGAGACTCCTTGTTTGTTAATTATTCTTCTTCTTTAGCTTGTTTGTCTGCCCACGCTTTCTTCACTTCATCTGTCCACAAAGCACCAGCAAGTGCCTTTAATTCATCGCTTTCTGCACTTATATCTGCATCTGGCTGTAAAACTTTTCTATGATATTTGTAAGATAATTCTTCACCATCTTCCATAATGGATGTTTTGGTACGAACATTGATATGCTTGTACTCACCTCTTACTTCATAATCATCTGTTAAAACTTTAGTAATTGCCATTATTAACTCCTTGTTATTTCCACTTAATTATCCAATTAAGCCATGTATGTAAAATGTCCATAAATATCAGCAGAATCGTCATTGATTTCACTAACCATAACTATATCAATATTGCTATTGTCTGGAACTTCAGCAAGTCTAATTGCAGATGTTCCACCAGCTGGAGAAATCGTAACATATTCACCTGTAAAATTTACATTCTCTAAAGCAACAGAACCATGAGCGTGACTAGCATGAACCCCAACAGTAAAAGGAAGTCCTTGTATAAAAAAGTCGTTTCCACTTGTCATGCCAGTTGTGTTAACATTTAACAATGTAAATTCACAATGAACTATTCTACCAATTTTTGTGTAATGCCCTGTTGCTGTTCCAGCACTTGCTGTATTACCACCACTTACAGCATCTGCTGGTAATGGTGTCCATGTACCTTCTTCGTAGTCATCCAGAGTATTTGGATCTGCATCTGCATTTTGAGTTGCTGGGAAT